ATGCGTTACCGTTTCGACGGCAAGGAAAAGACACTGGTCATCGGACCGTACCCGCAAATCTCTCTTACCGAAGCCAGGGCAAAACAATCTGACGCGAAAATGAAGCTGCTTGCTGGCGTGGACCCATCAGAACAGAAACAGGCTATAAAGAAGAAGGAAAAGGAAGAAGTAGCTGATTCGTTCGGTGATATCTTCAGGGAGTGGCATGCTCATAAATCGAAGGTATGGTCGAAAGGATATGCTGACGAAATGATGAACATGTTCACTGGCGATATATTGCCACTCATCGGACATCTGAGAATGGAAGAGGTGGAGCCGATGATGCTACTGAAGGTGATCAGGCTATTTGAGGACAGAGGGGCGATGGAACGTGCTGATAAGGCTCGTCGCAGGTGTGGCGAGGTTTTCAGCTACGCAATAGTAACCGGAAGAGCTAAATATAATCCGGCTCCAGACCTTGTTGGGGCAATGAAGGGTTACAGAAAAAACAACTACCCTTTCCTACCTATGCATCGCATTCACGAATTCCAGAGGGCGCTGAATGGGTATGGAGGCTGGGTTATAGGTAAGATTGCTGCTCAAGTTCTTCACTATACAGCAATGCGAACAGTGGAGTTACGTTCGTTGGTATGGTCAGGAATTGACTTTGAAAACAGGCTGATCACCGTTGACCCTGAAGTCATGAAAGGAAGAAAACTGCATGTCGTTCCAATGTCAGAGCAAGTTACAGCGCTTTTCAAATTCCTGCAACAAATCACCGGACAGTACGAACTTTGCTTCCCGGGAAGGAATGACAGGAAGAAGCCAATCAGCGAAAATGCCGTCCTTGGTGTAATCCGCGGCATAGGATATGAAGGGCAGACATGCGGACACGGTTTCAGACATCAATTCAGCACGGTACTCAACGAGAAGCACTGGAACAGCGACGCAATAGAGATGCAGCTGGCACACGTAAGCGGCGGGACGCGCTCAGTTTACAACCATGCTGCATATCTGGCTACCCGCAGAGAAATGATGCAATTTTGGGCGGACTGGCTTGATGAGAAGGTGTCGTAGGGAAGCAACACAAAGCCTTGCAATCCGATACAAAGCTTTGTGTGCCTCAATTATGTCTAACTTTACTTTGTTAAATATTGTCCAGAGAAATATACAGTTCCGCCAGTTGGTATCGAGGCGAACCCAGCTACGTTTAATTGACCGTTAGTTTCAATATAACACTCAACTGGGATCATAGAGCTTGTCGCGCTAACACCCCATGCCGGGACAGGCACTCGCTTCAAAGGCCTGCACGCAGCGATAGTGTTATACGCAACCGCAGCTGTTCCGCGAGTCAGTGAACCTGTGATCTGCACAGTCTTGCCGGTTAGCATCATGTCAAAATCACCAGTATCAGCCCACCCATTTACAGGATTACCGTCTTTTACGCCTGGATATCCTGAAACAAGAACCGTTCCGTTAACATAACCACGGACAAGAGAGGCATCAAAACCAATACCACCGAGGTAATCAACTCCAGCCTTCCCATTCTCATTAGCAAAGAGCACGCCGTGACTTAAACTGTTGCCTCCCAACGCATAGCCACTCTCAGTATTCCCCTTTGCGGATCCGGTTCCAATATTGATTTCTGCAGAGTCCGGGTGAACACGAATGCCGCCAGATGCATTGCTAATTCTGTGCTCACCAATAGTCCAACCAACACATTTATTATCAATGGTTAATGAATAATAGTTCCCATAGACATTGAATGCAGAGTATCTACCAATGCTGACGTTTGTTATGAAACCGGTATTGGCATAAGATGGTATAAATCCCCATGACGCGTTCTGCACAATTAACTCACCAATGCCAATTCTGTCGATTGTTACATCATCGTGGGCGTCGTAAATACCACCCATGGTGACGTCAGGCCAGCCAGCGTTGTCATAAAGACCAACTGCAATTCTTTCCATATAGTTACTGGCGCATGCGCCACCAGAATCTGATTTGAAGATAAATGCATCACCATATTGGCCGTAGCAATGAGCAATGCCGCCCTGCAAATTTTGACACTTAATCGTTAGACCATGAAAACCACCAATGCACTCAACGTAACCCAAGGTTACACCGGATAATTGCTCAAGAAGAATGCTGTGCGTTCCTGGCTTACTGGCAACGTTAACTGAACTCAGCGTCTTGACATTGTCAATTTCTATATTGGCGTTGGAACCAACACCATGGTGCACAAGAGCGTCCTCGTAAGTTTCCGTTGTATACACATTCTGAGACACATAAGCACCAACATCGATCCCAAGGTTGAAGGTTTTAAACCCTCTCGCTTGATTCTTTACCGCCCCTTGAATAACTGTCCCAGTTCCATCGATAAATCTGGTTTTATCATCAGATAACTGAGGCATCCCAGTGCCAACAATAGAGATATTTTCAACTGTGTTCCTGCCAGTTCCGTACAGGCCGGTAATGTTGTATGTTTTTTTACCAAGCCAAAACACAGTACCGGCTTCAGCCTCAGAAAGTGCTGCTTTCAAATCACCGTTATATGGCTCGTTGTCGACGACGACAAATTTAGCCGGAAGGTTATAATGCTCGGCCAGTCCACCAACCAAAAGATAACCGTCTGGTTGGCTCAGCCTGTATTCAAGCTGATCTGGGTCATACTTCAATACGTTAGCAATATAGTCAACCTGACAACCATAGGCATCATAGATAGCCATGCTATGACCCTTAACGGTGACAACTTTCACCAGTTGGCCGTTGTATACGATTTTACCGGCTGCGTTGATAATTAGCGGCTGAGTAATCTGGACGTGAGAGCCATCCTCATTTTCAATGTATACGGGTATCTGATTGGCAGGATTAACCGGATCTGTATCAATCTGACCAATGTAAATTTTCCCATTCGCAACAGCTTTAAACGAACGGGATTCAGTAAAGATTGGGCGAGGGTTAGAAACAACTACGTTGGCAGTGATATCTGTCATTTAATTTGCTCCAGATACAAGGAATCGCCGCAGCGTGGCTACGGTGAATTTTGGGCATAAAAAAACCCAGCCGAAGCTGGGTCGTTGCGTTGGTTATCTGTCAGTAGTTATGTACTGAAGGAGGTAATTCTTTATTCTTAAGTCTCATCCATGCGGAAAGATTCGTTGGTCCGTCTGGCTCATTAATATCAACATCTCGTGTGTGGTTTATTAAAACGTCTCTCGCCATTCCGATAACATACGAGAACTCATGACCGTAGTCGTAGCATCTGCCGGAATAGTTCGATTGAATTTGTTTTAATGCCGGATACAGTTCGCGGAATAATGCCTGTGAGCGGTTGGCATAATCCCATAACCATACAAGGCTGTTTGCTTCTTTTGCAGAAAGCTCGTTTGCTTTCTTCTCTTGTTTGCCGATAAACTCACCTTCAAGCGGAACGCGAGCTGCAAGTGACAGAGCTTCGGTAAACTGCTCCTCACTGATTTCTTTGTACGAACATCCAAAATGGGATTTCAGTGACGACCACATGGTGATCATCGCCTTAGCCTGTTTTTCTTTTGGCAGAGACTGACCGCGACTCATGACGAGTTGTTTAATGGCTTCCTGCTGTTCAGTGGTGATTTTACCCGGCAACGCCTTTTTAGCTTTGCGTGGGTTAACTACATGGCCTTTAGTCCAGTACTCGTATAGCACATCGTCACACTCTTCCTGATACTGGATTACCTTGTCGCGGATTTCAGGGCGGACTTTGTTAGGGCTGATGGTTTGCAACCAGCCATTCAGTTTACGTAAAGCAAGGCAAATCATGGTCTGCACACCGCCAACTGAAGGTATTGCGATTTCCACAATACCTTTAGCAAATCTTTGTTTTAACTTTGTAAACTGTGAAGCCCAATCCATACCCATTCCCTCAACGATAGGTTTCATTGGGGTGTACGGCTCACCGTTGTGATTGACAACATAAAGCTCTGCGCCGTGGAATGGTACATTGATAGTAGATACTGCTGTTGCTATACTTTTCATGTCGTTAATTCCTATGCGTGGTTTTACGATACCGAAGCCCTGACTGTTCCAGCAGTTGGGGCTTCAACGTTTTTTCACTTCATTTTGAATTTGCTTAAGTAGCATATTTGTCTCGTCAAGCCTCTTGTTAATACGGTCAAGGCTTTCTACTAAATCGTTATGTGCATGTGATACTTCGTAATTTGAGACTGATTTCTTTTCCTCTATCGTCTTTGTCAATCGCTCCCCTGATTGATACATATTGATTAAGGATGTAAAAATCACGAGCAAGCAAACTACAATGATTGCGCCAGACAAAAATTGTAAAGAACGATCAAGCAATGACACCTTCATACCGTAACCCCCTCTCTCTTCAGGCTGTCTATCAGGCGCTTGATAACCTCTGAGTTAAACGACCTACACTCTTCCTTTGCCCTGCTACCGATAGCATCCTTTAACGACTGCGGCATCCTTACCAAAATCTTACTTATTTCTTTCTCCATGTTACCCTCCACATAAACAACTCTTTTCGAATACAAAAGATAGCAAAGTGAGTATATCTAGTCAAAATTTTTTTGCATACACTTTGATATCAAATTGAATACCAAAGGTGTGTTATGGCAAAGGGTGTGTCAATTTCTCCAACTACGGTAAGAATCCCTGAATCTTTACGCGAGGCTCTTGCTGTTAGAGCATCAAAAAATGGTCGCTCTGTTAACTCCGAGATCGTCATGATTTTGCAAGCCGCGATTGATGAAGATAGGTCGCCAAAGTCAGTTGAGTCATTTGCTCAGCAAGAAGCTGACAAATTCAAAGAGGCGCTGCTTGAGACGCTGAAAACCATGTATGGTAAGGGTGAAAAATGAAACGCATCGCTATCCTATTGCTCCTGTGTCTCTCGAGCATAGCTAACGCAGAAACAAAATCAGACGATAGCAGTTTTGATGAAATACAAGGCCTCATGATAGCTTCGAAAATGGCTGGTATGTGTGGTGCAATCAAACAAATGGCAATATTCCAAGAATCTACAAACATGCCGGGTGGGAATGAATTCTTACAGAGATTCCTTACTACAGAGCAAGCAAGGCTTGGGATGACTCCGCAGCAATTTCTTGAAGCATGTCAGAAATCAATCTCTATTTATACCACCTATTACAATATGAGCTCTGAGAAAAAATAGACTAGGATTTCAACAGCTTCCGCGTCCCTGAGTAATTCTGTTGCGGATTTGCTTCCTGCGGTGGTTTAAGCTGGATAGCTTGGCTTCTGCTTCTGATATTTGCGCATCCAAATCTTTTAGTTCAAGATCTGAAAGGCGCTGGTCAAGCAGGGTTTGGTTTAACTCAATGTTGTTCAGACGTTCTTCTATAGTCATATTGTTACCTTAGTGGGAGATTAGTATGATTTCTGCTATTTTATCGGTGCTGCTAGCGTCATTATTCATCGGAGTGGTGTTGATCTCCCCGATGCCAATAATATCAATATTATTCATCTTGATGATCGGCTGGTTGTGGCTTAAAAAGGCAAGAAACGATTATTTTTTATCCATAAGAGATAAGCAATTGGAGCTTTTCCGCTTGGGGTACACTGGCGACTTGCCATTCTTAACATACCAAAAAAAGTAATAATCAAGCCGGGTCACTCCGGCTTTTTGATATGTCGCTCGCAGAACTCAACAAGCCTGCTCATTAAGTAGCAGTAAGTCTCGTTGGCTCTTCCTGGTTCAACATCAACACCTACCCTTGAGCAGATATCGAATGCCATGTGAGCGCACTCATGGGCAATAGTAGATAGTTTGCCATTGAACACGCCTATCACATGCAAAACACCATTCTCGCTGCTCATTGTATGAGACGCTCCGTTGGCATCCGAGTCCTGCACGTCAACGCCAAGTTTTTGATGCAGGCGTTGCCATTCTGGAAAGTCTCTACAAAACACAATTGTACCGCTCTCAAAGAGCGGAACGAGCATTTTTGGTACGTTTCCAATGTTAACTTTTTTCATGGTATCCTGCGCAAAACTAAGGAGGTTGGTGTGAAGCGATTGATTGTAGGGCTTGCTGTAGTTGCTTTTTTTATCTTCTCGGCTTCGACTGGTTACGGAGTTAGATTCTCATCATCAACAATCAACGATAAGATTGAATGCAGATACATAAGCGTTTCCGGCAAATTCTCCAGAAATTACTGGTATTCAGATAATGGAATCATGGGTATTAGCAATTGCCCTTTATTTGACAGATAGCCATCCGTGGCTTTATGGAGATTAACATGGTAACAGTTGGTTGGATTATCGCGTTCCTTATTGCATTTTGGGTTGGTCGTCACTGGCTGTAGTATCTTGCTGAGATAACCATGTGATAAACCCCGTGCGAGCAATAGTTTTTGCTTCATCTGTTGATAGGGTTTTCTCCCATCTCTTAAATGCATTAGATCGCATCAGCTTCCTTTCTATTACGCGTCTCACTTCTGCTCTGTCTACTGGTGCGTTTTGCAGGCGAAATAGCATTGATTTAAACTCAGGAGAGGACAGTAGAGCATCAGCAGCCTTTATCCTGCTTGTTTTCCCTGACATCAATGCAGCCGATATTACCCCTGAAGCACCTGCTCCCAAAAGGCCAAATGAGCTTGTAATTCCTTCCGCTGCAATAGCTTTTGAGGCTATTCCATAAATTTTTGCGAGACTACCCTTTTCTTTCAGAAAGTTATTAACTTGCTGATCCACAAGGCTACTAGCATACTGCTTACCAGTATTGAGTCTATTCATAGCCTTAGCTGCTTGATAAATCGTATCAAGGCGCTTTGATGCATCTGTGCCAATAGCATCACGGAGAGCCTTCATATTGGCCCCATTGCGTGACATTCCGTTATACCATTTTACAAATCCATCAACCCCTAATTGCTGACCTGGTGATTTAGCATAGCTGGTAAATGCTTTATTCATTGAGGTGAGCGCAACTTCCTGCCGCATATCCTTTGGAATTGACTTCATTAATTGCCTAAAGTCACCACCGTTTCCTTTTGCCATATTAACAACGGCACTTTCAACTTTTGGAATTGCTGATTGCTGAAGTTTTCTACCCAAAACGGTTACGGCATCATCTTCAATGGATTTTCGTTTTTTTACCAACTCCTTACCAAGCGTCCATAACTCCCCTGCGCCATATTTTTCTGCGACAGCCTGTTGGTCATCTGTTATAGCTGCATATAACTTTTTAAGAACACCTGTTTCTTCATCCTTGAATGGGCCAGAGCCTTTGCCAATAGCTTGCCCAACCTGCTTTCTAGCGAGATCTAAACGCCCATACGTTGGCAAGGTGTTTGGATCAAGTCGGTTCAATGTCCGCTTCATTATTGGAGATAATTCATCAATTCCACCTATGTCATCAGCAAAATCCTCTAAAAAATTCAATGTATTGGTTGCCTCAATACGGTCTCTTACTGGAACCTTTTCGGCAATTTTGTTGTAGATGTTATCTGACTGATTTTGTAATGATGAAATGGTTTTATCAAAATTATCTGCAAGCCTGTCAGAAACCAGTTGCTTATCAAGGCTTCCCCCAAATGAAGTTATCATTTCATCAGCTTTTCTTCCTAATTCAGTAATAAAACGCTTATGCGCCTCACTAATCTCCGTTCCAGGAAGACTTGCCACTGCATTATCAAGAGCCCTGACAGAAGGATTATTAGAGATCATGCCTGGAGTGGCATAATTTTCCAGTTCTAGCTCACGAATAGCATTTATCGCGTTAAAATCAGGATTAACTTCATCGGCGAAATCTTGAATAGCACGTTGCCCACCAATAAATTTATTATCCATTGCGCCAGCAGCTTTCTTTAACGTTGCTTTAGATGATTTACTACCCATCCCTACGGATGAACGATAAATATCCCCGGCACTATTTTTAATTTTTCCTGCAATCTTCCCAATCGCTGGACCAACAATCTCGGCTACAGGGCCAGCCACAGCGCCAATAGCAGCGCCGGAAGCAACATCGCTATTTGTTCCATTGGCTACAATAGCCCCTTCTCCAGCACCAAGCCCTGCGGCGGCAGCCAGCCTTGCCGCCCCTTTCGGAACCTGAGAAATAATCCCACCACCACTAACAAATGGTGCTGCTTGTCCAACGAACTCACCAACATCTTGTGCGGTTGATGGTTTTGCCGCTAACTTCTGCTGTAGAGACTGAATTGCGGCTTGCTCTTCTGGTGTCATATCCTGAAACAGGCCAACACCTTTACCAACATCCATCAATCCACTGAGAACGCCATACATAAAACGGTCGAAACCGTTAGCATTATTAACAACATTTTCCTGTCTGGAATTTTCCTCTGGTGAAACCAAAGGAGATTGCTGCTGTTCTGGTTGGGAATCAAGCACAAAGCCATCAGGAAGTTGTGAGTTATCAGGCTGTTCATCCAGAACAAACCCCTCTGGTAAACCTACATTGGTTGCCATTGTCCGTTCCTGTAAATAATTTTCTGACCAGTTTTAGGATTTTTCGCGGTCATACCTTCTCGAAATGTTTGACCGCCAGATGTTGCTTGTTGTGTCTGTTGTTGCGCAGGCTGCTGAATATCTTCATACAGCTTGGCTTTTCTGGATTGCAATTGCTTAGTTAGTCCGCTGGGGAGAGAATCTCCATAAGTTGAAAGATAATCATCCATTTGCTGGTTAAACTTTTCGCCTTCAGTATTTGCCATCAGTTTTGAGGTATTGATTAAGTCCTGGACTTGCTCATTATTCAGCATCTTGCCGTTAGATAATTGGCTAACATAGTTACCAAGTGTGCCGAATATTCCATCAGTGCGTTTTACCTGCACTTGCTCACCTTCGCGTACCACAGATTGCGGATCCAGCGATTTCATATAGTTGAAAATCATTCCCAACTGCGCGGCTGGAGTGTTGCGCTTCCCAAGGGCTTGTAGGTTGTCAGAAGCACTGCGCATTGCAGAATAATTCTTTGAGAACCCATTAATATCACTATTCAGATCTCGAACAAGTTTTGGGTCAATCTTTCCGCTTTCCTGTTGTTTCATCCCTAATTCCTGCAACTTCAGGGCTACGTTATCATTATGCATTTGTGCCCGCTGAGCCCTGTCTAGTTGAGCGTTTTGGATATTTGCCCATCCTCTCGCGTTCTCCATGTCAGCCTGACGGATGCTTTCATCCAATCGCCCTTTCTCAAGTTGGCGACCAACCATCTTATCCTGATAATCCAGCATTTTATCCGGACCAACAGCCCCTAGCGTCATAGTAGTCAGCATGTGTGATAGCTGCTCTGGATTCTGGATACCTGTCTGAATCATCCAGTCAGCATTAGCACCAACGCGATTTAACCTGTCCTTGTTGTCAGTAATGAATTTACTGTAGGCTTCCGGTCCCTGAGAAAGAGCGACGTTAGCCCTCATGGCTAAATCGCCCATATCGTTGCGTTGCTGCTCATTAAGACCGGAAAACGCCTGTTGTGCCTGTGCAACAAACGCTGGATTTTCCTGGGCAAACTTAAATAGTCCCGATGGATCACCAGAAGCCCATGCATCAGCGTGAACCTTATTGAACGCACTAATCGCTTTCTGTTGCTGTTCCTGCTTATAAATATCAGCAACTCCAGCCAGACCACGTAACGCGGTCAGACCAACGTTATTTGCACCTGATCGAGCCAGTTCATTGTTTTCGCGGATCAGACCAAGCGTTGCGTTAATGTCGCTTGCCTTTGGCGCATTCTCATTTTGCGCACCGATGCCAGCAAGAAACCCACCAGAATTAATACCCTGTTGCCACGTAGCCATTGATTAACCCTTAAAACAGTGAACCAAGAAGACCAAGACCGCCGCCAACAGCGGCACCAATACCAGTACCAATACCAGGCACAATGCTGCCAAGCTGTGCTCCAGCAATTGCTCCAGAGGCAGCCCCGCCTATTGCAGATTGAAGGCCGGAAGGTCTGTTAGCGTTTGCCGCCGCCAGTGCTGCGCTTTGCTGTGAAATCTGGCTCATGTTGTTGGCATATGTCTGCCCGGCGTTTGCCTGTCCCTGAAGAGCGCCAAGACCAATATTTGCCAGATTCTGGTAGTTGTTCATCTGACCAGACAGCCACTGCTGACCAAGCGTTGGTGCGATTGTTGCTAACTGATTACTGGTTGCGGTGGAGCCTAATCCACCTGTTGCTTCCGCTGCCGCCAGACTCTGATAGCGAGCCTGACCTGCAAGGTCTTTGTACTGCTGAGAGTTGTAATACTGGTTAAGCGCCTGACCTTGCCCCTCCAGAGACGATAAGTTCTCGAGGCTGCCGACATACTTCTCAGCCAGAGGAGTAAACGGTTTCAGGTTGTTCATGATGGTGTTGAACTGCTGATTCTGCAGGTCTGCGGCATACTTCTGAGCTTCTGCTGCATACTTTGCGCTTTTATCGGACCCACCTTTCCCGCCTTTTTCAGGGCAATAAGGTTCCTCTCCGCGCAGTTTTCTGCCCAGCTTAAATGCATATAACATGTTTATCTCCCGTGATTCAGGAAGTCGATTAGTTCTTCGCGTGTGGCGCTGTAAAACGTCACGTCATCCACGCCTTTGAAGTATTTCTTGATGGTTCCTACACGCTTAAGGCCAATCATTGCGCAGTACATCTGACCGTGGCGAAATTTGCGTGCAGCAAATGATGTAACGCACTGAACGGTGGTGTTGGCGAGAATGTATCGCCAGAACGTCAGCCCGATTTCCTTACTGAATCCTCTAATCTCAGGCAGATACATGGCGTGGCAGTCAAAGGTCAGCGGCTGAATCTCGTTGTAATACACGATGCCACCGAACTGACCATGTACGTTCACTTCGAAATAGCGGCACTCAGGCTTGTAGTCGTATCCGTCACCGTTGTTACTCCCGGCTATGATGTCGGGATGGTTGCCGACCGTTTCTATCAGGTCGATGTTTCGGGTGGGAGTGAATGTAATCATCAGTTGATCAATCCATGAGTTCGTATTGCATCTTCGAGAGCTTTGATACGCTGCCGCGCCTGCTGCAATCCGTTAGCCATAGCTGATACCTCAGACTGCGTATATGTGGCACTGACCGTGTATGCCTGGTTAGCGTTGAATGTGCCGAGAAGTGCTGCTCCGGTTGCTGCTGTCCATCCTGTCTGTCGCGCACCGATAACTTTAGTGCCGCCAACTGAATAGGACGTTGTCACGTTGAGAGGTGACGCCAGCGATTGAGAAGCAGTTGCTGACTTCGATACGTAATCAGCCTGCAATGAAGAAATAGTGCTTTCAGCAGCCGTAACCCTACCATCAAGAGCACTGACATCAGCCTGCAAGGTGACTATTTTGCCTTCAGCCGTGGTTAGTCTGACATCCAGTACCGCAATTGCATTGGCATTTGCAGTAATACGTATTTCATGGTCGTCTACGTCGATGCGTAACTGTTGAATTCTCTCTTCGTGGTCTGCAAGCTCAACATCCTGCTCATCGTTCTTTACCTGCGCGTCATAGGCGCCTTGCCCTGCTTCGTTTGCCTTTCCCGCAATAGCGCCAACATCAGTACCCTGATTTATGACATACAGAAGGTAAGACCGACTGAATATGTTACGAGGGAGAATAGATGCATCAATGCGTGTAGCCTGAACCACGACAGGCTTATTAAGTGACGGGTCTGCCATATGTTACTCCAGACGAATTTGACACCCGGATAGTGTTACAGGTGATTTGGTGATTACCCGCAGTTTGAATCCGATTAATCGACGAATACGACCTACACGCTTCCATAAAACTCTCTTGTCGTACACAAACGGCTCATTCTGCTCAATCATCTGTTCGCGACCGTAATTGATTCCGTCTGTGGTTGCAGACAGGAACAGGCGGTCAGCGTATTGAGCAACACCAGTGGATGATTCAACTTCGAGGTCGAAGCATCTGGCATTGTCCGCTTTGAATAGGGGTGTAAACAACAGGTGTTCTTGCTGCTTGTCGTACTGGCTACTAATGTCGAATTGCAACTGCCCTGTCACCGCTTCTGACTTGTCGCCACACGCAATCTGGTTTCCTTCGTACATGAAATCGATGGCACGATAAACATCGTCGTATAAACCTGTTTTCAGTACGCACCATTGCGGCCCGTTCTGGCTTGATGAGGCATCGTAAACCAGCACATGACGCGGGAGATGGATAATCAGCAGTTCATGCGAATCGAACCTCAACGCTTCCATCACCCCGGTTGCCAGTTCATCAGCCGTGTATGAGCGGATAATTTTCTCAATACTGGCCGTCGCAATTGGTGAAGCCTGCCCTGACCCGATGATGTAGACGGAAGGTGCGCCAGTAGCCGGGTGACTGATGAATGCATATGAATCAGCGAATGGCGTTTTACAGTATGTTCCGGCAATGCCCTTCTGTACCATCAGCGATGGCTGTGCGACATACAACGCAGCGCCAGCGGTGGTTGCACCAGTCAGGGAAAAATATTCAATCGTCGATGAACCAAAGCAGACAATGAAGTCTCGCCATGTGCCGATACCGATGATGCCGTCCGGCTGCGATTCTGCGCGATATTGTGCGCTGTATCGGTCAGGATGCGATTCGTCTTCAAGGTCAGTGATAAACCATGAATCAGTGCCGTCTTTTGACCACGCATAACGCCCACGTAAGCGAGTAATGTCACGGACTGAACCTAACTCATACTGCGTGAATCCGCTGTCTGCAGGCCAGTTTGCCATCGTCTTAACGGCGCCATCGTATCGGTACTCGATGAGCTGACCGTTCACACCTACCGCCTGAGAAGTACGACCGTGAGCAAGAGATACGCGGCCTGCCCCGGCAACGTCTCCGACTACGGTTTCGCCTTTGTAGAGCTTCCCACCACAGACGCGATATACGGCGTTCTGAGCGGTATTGTATTCAACACCACGCGATACACCATTTACATCGTTGCGCTTCGCTATGCCTGGGAATGAGCGTAAATAACCCGATGAGTTGAGGGCTTCTTTCGGTGTGGCCAACATATTGATTGGTAGGTAATCAATGTAGTCGGCATTCTTGAAGTCTTTACCCATTCCCTTCATCATGGGGAGTTGTTGAATCGGCATTCTGCTCTCCGGGGAAATAATGCCATTCGTTCAGATTGGCGAAACTGTTTCCACTGCCAGTTGGCATACGTGACGGGTAAGTAGCTCTTTTTGCTCTGGCGATGGCGGTCTGCTTATAGAGAAGCTCCTTCCCATATTTAGCGGTTGCGATAATTTTGGCGGTAGCCTCAAGCGCATAATCCGGCGCAATTCTGCAGGCCAGATTGTGGAATACTGCGCTGACTGCACTGGAGCGAAGGCCGTGGTCGTCACCTTCAGCGGGAGGATTATCATCACCTGAGAATGCATAGCCGGTGATGATGCCCTTTCCGTCCTGATACCATTCGGCCATCATCGCTTCGAGGTCATCTACGGCATCCTGCATAGACTGTGGCTCAACATCAGTGAGAGTTGCATCTGATGCTACACCAAGCTTACGCAGCGCCGCCCTGACCAGATCGCCTTTAGTCTTTATCTGCATCGCTTTCCGCCTTAGGCTTTGGTCCTGGCTTTTTGCGTTCTTTGGTTGCCGGTTCTTTCGGTCGCAGGCTTAGCAGACGATTCAACACATCATCTGCCGTGTGGCCGTCCCATTCCTTGCCAAACTCAATTTCCGTGCCTTTAGGCAGATGTTCAATTTCACTCTCTGGGAGGTGGTATGTTACCGCGCCTTCTGGGGTGTCGATGCCAGCTAACACCCATCCATCCCATTGCTCGCCGTCATGATGCTGGAAGCTCCACCATGCGCTTTCGCGGAAGGCATTCATTAGTGTTGAAAACAGGCGCACTCGATGTGCATATAGTTCGTTAAAGGTGTGGTATCCATCAGATACTTCACCCATGTCTTTCTTGACCACGCCTGAATCGCCGATTGGCTCGTCATTAGTCTCCGGCACCTCATTTGGATGCTTAACCCAACCATCGGCAAGGTGATCTTCTACGTCGCCGTCATCGACAACTTTAGCCTGAACTTCCTTGCCCCATACCTTCGTTCCACGACCCTGCTTATATAGCATTACGCCCATATGTCACCTCAAATAAAAAAGGGGCCTAAGCCCCTGTTAGTTACGCAGTCTGACCAGGCAGGCCAACACCGATTGCTTCCGGTCGTGTCGCGTTTACGCCGTACCACAGCGCAATACGGCACAGGCCGGACAGGGTGGAAATATCACCCTGCGTAGCGAAGATACCGTTAAGGCCGACATCCGGGATGCTGAATGAGGTAGTTTTCATACCTGCAAACAGTTCGTGGTTAGCCGGAATGGGCTGAGACACAATACGGATGGCGTCATCAGCCCAGAACACGTTGGTGCGAGCATCCTTAACGTTCAGGATGTTCACCGCCATTGCATCAGCCAGCGAGGTGTTAACGTTGGCGTATGCCCGTTGCTCAGGAGAAAGAGAAACATCATCCAGTGCTACAGGCTTCGGCGTGATTTCAACGTGAGTACCATCAACAACGCGAACTACGGAGAAAGTCGCGTCCTGCGCCAGTACGTTCTTAGCCATCTGACCAAGGAACTTCACGCCAGTAAAAGAAATTTTGTCGCCGCGTTTCAGGCCGGTAGTTGCAGACAGGGTGACGGTAGCAAAACGGTTATCAACGTTAACTTTGTTGCCATCGTTATCCAGTTGCCATGCGACAGGCTTGAAGGACTGCGCACCGGATACAGTGATGCCAGTTGCGGTGGATTTGGTCAGCACAGGAAGTTTCGGAGAGCGCAGGACATCATCGAAGCCAGCAACCTGACGCTGGATAGTGCCATCGCGGTACGCTTCTTCAGGAATGCGCCCGAAGATATCGCGCTTAGTCAGGTCATAACCCGCCTTTTTGTAGTCCTGTGGGTTGAAGAAGTACGATGTCCCCATGTCGCGGTTAAGTTCGCGGGAGAACATCAGCTCTTCTGCATCGGCCACAAAGTTCCATGCGTCTGCGGTATTAGTGCCGATTGCATCCGGCGAAGTGATAACCAATGACCCCATCTCGGCGGCCATGTTTGCGACTTTCAGCTCAACGTTGTTAGCCAGTTTGCGAGCTGCGGACTGGATGCGGTGACGATACGCAGTCTCGTCTCGCAAGTCATCTGCGCGTAACTGGAAGAAGTCGTTATCCGGCTCTCCCATGTTTACCGCGACGTTAAGCTCCAGTAACCCTGTCGCTTTATCAGTTAAATCCCAACCCTCCTGAGTGGGGGACTCCTGCTCTACAGGCATCCAGATGGTATTGCTGGAGCGCTGCATAGAAGCTGCGGGCGGGGTGTATTTCTTGGCTTTCTGCGCCATTGGAGTGATTGCGGAGATGGTTTCAATAATCTCATCCACCGCCAGTGTAACAATTTGACCTTCGTTAAGACCTGCCATTATCGGATTCCTTTAAGTTTTGCCTTTAGCTTGCGGTAGGTTTCCACATCTCCCTTGCTCGCAGCAGCATCCATTTGTTTACGAATGGCATCTTTATTTGCTGCGCTGACATCACCGGTAATCGGCTGGTCAGCAGGGGGAGCGGAAGAGATTTGTTTACCGCGAGGCTTGAGAGTTAAGCGTTCGGATAGTCGAGTGAGTTCAATCAGCGCGGACTGCCCATCCATCGCCAGTAACTGGCGGGCTTTCTCCGGGTTTGCACCCAGGTGATACATGAGCGCGGCGGACTTCTCCGGGAACAGGCGCATAATGTCGGCCCCAACCGCAGGCGGAACCAGTTGCATAAATGCGTCTTCTTTCTCCTGATAGTCAGGGATATTGAGCTTTTCCGCCGCGTCATAGTGTTTGCGGGCAGCTTCGACGTATTGCGCTGATTGCTGGGTAAACTCCTGAGTCTTGCGGCCCTGTTCTGCTACGGCATTGCTGCGGGCGTCCTGCGCTTTCATTAGCCATTCGGTATTAGCAGCATTGAAAGCGGCAAGCGCACGGCTGTTGTCATAGTCATATTTGGCCAGGCCTTCTTCTGACAGATAGGCATTAATATCCGGCTGAGGTGGAAGGTCAGGGTTTACCCGTAAACTCTCCGGCAATTCTCCGCGTTTAACTGCTTCCATCTGCTGCTCAAGCTCGCGCTGTCGTTTGCGCTCGATGCGGCGGCGGGCGAATTCTGCGTTCTTTGCCGGGTCTTGTTTTGGTGCTGTCTCATCGTCCTTCAGGACAATCTCAAAGCCCCCTTCCTGACCTGCATTGTCGTTGGCATTATCGACAACTAAGCTATCAGCAGATGCCGCTGCATAATCGCCGGACAGGGTTAAGTCTTCAGTTGCCTGAATTTCGGTGGTTGGTTCCATGATTAACTCTCTCTTATTGAGGTGTCTCGGCTACACTGCCGGAAGGTTGATTTTGTCTCTGCGATTGCAGGATGTTGGCAATGTCCATTCGCTGCTTGTGCGTCTGTTCATCGCCTTTAAGGAGTAACTCAGCATTTGCGCGAGCGTCTTCGCTGCGGTCCTGCTGGAATGAAGCAACAGTTTTAAGGAACTCCCTAAACTCAGATTGTTTATTGAGGTCCATGTTGTTGAAGATTTCTGCAATTCTGGCAGCGTTAAGCTGGTTCTGCGCTTCGACTTTAGCTGCATCGATTTGCAGGGACAGTGTCTGGTTCTGAGCTTTAGCCAGTTCAGCCTGCCCCTGCAGGAGTACGCCCTGAGCCTGAACCATTGCCGGGTCTTGTTGACCTTGTTTGGCTTGTTGCGCCTCTACTAACCATTGCTGCTCTTCAGGCGTTTCTGGTTTCTTAACGCCCATCTGAATAAGCTGCTTATTGGCATAGTCACGCATCATCTCGACACCTTTACCATCAAGCAGGGTAAAGTACTGAAGCAACAGCAGTTGATATTCTGGCGTTCCCTGTGGCGTCTTGCCGAGCAACTCAAGAATTTCTGCGCGGTTTTGCTGCTTCATGGACTGGAATGATGGCCCAACATCCGTGTAGCATTCATAGCGCCCCCTGATATCGTTCAGTACCTGTCGTTCACCAGTAGCAAGGTCAACAACCTCAGCCATTAGCTGAACCTCTTTTTCGCTGCCATCCTCAAGGGTGATTGTCACGTTGCGAGGGACATCATAGATGTCGTTAACTATCGACTGGTAAATCTCACCGTCACGGCGCATAGCGGTAGCCAGATTATCCTGAAACACGTATGTCTCAAGGTCAGCACGCATGTTTAGCTGGTTAACAGTGTCGTAGGCTACCTGTCCACCGTTTACCGCCTCTGCATCAACACCTAGCGTTGCAACCTCTTTTACTGCACTGGTTGCAGCTTCCAGCATATAGGCATTGGCCTGTGGAACTTCCGGATTTTCGTAATATGCCAGCGGCTGAGTTGGCATTTCTCCGCTGTTTTCATCAGTGCGATTGAGCAGGTAGTACGGGTAATCGTCGTTACCGTCGTACATATGCTCAAAGCCTGCAATCTGCTCAGGCCAGAAGAACGGCTTCTTCTTCGGAGTACGGGCCACGATATCGGCGTTGAAGGACATAATCATGTTGCGCAGACGCTGACCGTCTTTTGTCAGGCGGACGACACCCTCATACACTTCTTTATCTTCAACGAAGCCCCACTCTCCGAATACCGGAACAATGGGGATATGCTCGCCAGCAATGAGCTGCTTGTCTTTCAGTACTGCGGTGCAGGTGATAATCGATTTGTATACCCGGCGACGCTTAATCTGGCGCTCTGCAATTTTGATAAATCCACTATCAGCCAGGTCGTCGATGACGTCTTTAATATCGCGCTTAAAGTAGCTTACCGGCTCACCCGTAACCGGGTCTTGGTAGATATACGCCGTCTCTTTCTTCTCGACCACTTCGTAAAACTCAGCGATCTGAATTGTGTCCTGCGTCAGCCATGGAAACACCCAATCGTTGGGGTTCTGGAATGATGGAATATCATCAGCATCGAGGTCGTATTTTTCTGCGAAATCCTCCCAACCATTCTGGCTCATTGAGTGGATAACTGTGCAGTGACGGGCGTCAGACTTGTCCATCAGTTTGCTGTTGCTGTCCCAGATAACATGGGAGCAGGCACTATGGATAGGCTCTCGACGGATAACCTGATTGTTGCTAGTTGGACTTTGGTCTTCGTAGTCAGTGACCAGACGCCACGCACCCACGCCTGCTTCAATCTGCTCACGAACGGCTATGTTGACAGCAATTTTCGCCGTATTGTGCCGCATGTCGGTGCGATACATGCCCATCAACACATCAGCAGCGTCAGGACTTGCTCCATCCTTTGGACGATACAGAACATCAATAGGGTTCTGACGCATCTCAGAAACGAGCTTGCGCACCACTGGACGTACAACATCGAACTGCCCGCGATACTGCAGGGTTGTGTATTGTGATAGCCAGTCATCCCACTGAGATACGCGGGAGAAGAAGAGATCATTCTTGGCCTCCCTTCTGGCTTCATCGCTGGCTGTCCAGTCCGCATCAAAGCGCGACAGGATGCTCTCCAGCCTGTTTTTATTGTCGGCCATTATCGTCCTCTGCGTACTGGTCTAATCGGTGCGGGGATTTTCTTTTCTTTCGGCTTTCTGATATCGCGCATCATCCTGGCGAAGCGGCGCATCATGTAGCCGTAGCGAGTAGCATCGAGCACATCATCGTTGGTCTTGACAATCTTGCCGTTCTCATCGCGATGATATAGGCGGAACTCTTCAAAAAATGGTTCGCATGTGTTGAATACTTTGAATCTTCCTTCAAGCATCAGGTCACGAAGTTCACTAATGCCTGACTCTACTGAGTTACCGCCATCCGGGAACGTTGCGTGTTCGGGAAGCATAGAGAACCCGGCGTCCGCATATTGGGTTTTAAGTTGCTCACCACCGCCCTTTTCGTGTTGGTGACCGTCATGAGGCCACGCGACAGGTATTTTGTTAGCCCACGACTTAACAGCACCCCATGCCTGAACGGCAGTGTTCTCTGATTTCTTCCATACACGCGCCAGATAGAAAACATCTGCGTCTTTGTCCCACCAAAGCTGAATGTGAGCTTGCGGGTGGTTCCAGCCGAAGTCCTGAGCGTCGATAACATAGAAGTGATCGGGACACTCAAACGGCTGGCACTTAATCGTCTCTTCCGGTATCTGGAATATTCGACCGCTACCCATCGTAGGAATACCGCGAGCACGCGCCTCTCTCTCATGCTCAGGATAGGATGCGATGATTTGCTCTTTCTGCTCGTCGGTGTAGTGCTCAGCGTCATAGATTGTCATGTTGACCACTTTCTGCGACTTACTGGGATTCTTCAGGAACTTGGTAACAACGTCAGACATCCCCATCAGCGGGGTAAACGTCAGAATTGAGAATTGCCCGTATTTGTTTGTACGGGTAAGACCTTCGCCATAGATGCTATATGGCGGCTCTTCGTCAAACCAGACACCGTGAATTGTGTCGCCCTGCCAGCGGGCGCGGCCCTGTGAGTAAGGCTTAAAGTAGCATATTGAGATGCCATCTTCGACGCCTTCTGGCGTGTGGTGCTTAACAAGAAGGTGATCAACAAGATTAGGGAAGAACGGAGACTTCTTCCAGCTAATGATGTCCTCTTTCGGGATTGACCCATAGCCAGGTTCATCATTCTCTTCGACACGCCCGCACAGGATGCGTTGAGTCGTTTTGGTTACAGTCTCGTTTGTTTCACCGCCAATCCAGAAGACAACTGGCTCATAGAAACGCTTACCTTTCCACTCTCCGCCATATTTACCATCAGCCGGATAACCTTTCGTTCCCGGGTATCGCCCGGTAAGGTGAAACGCGACTTCAGCAGCGCCAGTAAATGACTTACCAAGCTGGTTACCAGCCATAAAACATCGCTCTGGATAGTCATGACCTGCGTCGATGAACTCACGCTGTTTGCTGTATGGCGTAAACTCATATAGCAAGTGTGTATTTCGGTAGTTCTCTTCTTCTTCGAGTAGCTCGAGCAATTCGATTTGCTCTTCGTCGCTCAGGTTATCAAGAATCGCGTCCAGTTCCACGGTTGAATAGCTCCTTGATACGAGAGCGGCGCTTATCGCGATCTCCCTTATCAGGTGTCACGTCTTCAACTTGCGACTGCTCTTTGAGGCCCAAATCGCGGGCGATGATGTTAGCGTTGAGAAGATCAGCGGCTGCGCCGGAGAATTTTTGGTCGTAGATGATTTGCTCTGCTCGCGTAACGACCTCAGATAAGTCTTCTCTCACCCTGTATTGTCGCCATGTCTCAAGCGTCACATCGAGGAATAGCGTTAGCCCAGTGATGGTCATCGCCCTCATCTTGGCGATAGGCTCTTGTGTAACTTCTCCTTGATATGAGAAAGCCTTCATCTCCCATAGTGGGTTAGCCTCCACCCACTCGAAGTATTCACAACAAGCAGCCCACAGCGCCTCAGGCGACTCGAATTTCGGGTTACGCCCATGACTACTGCGGGCCTCCCAGAATCGGTTGCCCTTTGGTGCTGCCATAAGTTAACTTCCTGATGTTGTTGCGATAGTCACGTTAGCCGAACCATCAAAGGACGTTGAACCTGTGACAGCGCCGGTTAGTGTGATAGTGCGAGCAGTAGATAACTTATCCGCCGTCTCTGCATTCGTTACTGAACCGCTTGCAGAAGTGTACTTAGCTTCAAATGCTGTCTTGCTCATATAGAGCAGCTCGCCGTACTGGCTCCGGAACAGATATCCGCCAACCTCTGGCTTGAATACGGCTACTGTTTGCGCTGACATGTACTGGTCAGCATACGGGCCGTCGAATTCTGCGTTTGCACTTCCGTCATTAGCGTATTTGATAGCTTTAATCGGAAGAGCAGACACATATACACCGTCAGCATCTTTGTAGAGAGGCCATGATGGCGTGAAATTTGGATTTGCCATGATTATACTCCGGCGGTGAACAGGTCTAACGCTTCTTTTGCCTCACGAATAGCCTTTTCTGCGCGAGCTAATGCCGTTCCTTCACCCTGCGCCAAAACCAGTTGGTCTTTGAACAGTTCGAAGTTCAGCTTACTTCCAGCAACGAATGCGATCGCTTTCTCTGCTGCTGCGGTATCGCTTTGAACTAAACGGAGGATATCGAGGTTCATCTGCTGTAATTCTGTCAATGCTGTAATCTCTGCCATTGTGTTGGCTCCGGTTGTTGGGATAAGCCATTGTCTAGACCACTCATTGAATGGCCTCTGCAATAACCGATGTCTTTCCATCAGTCCGCCACCACAAAGAATCTTTTTTGCCATAAGGCAGGAGGTTCATCTTTCAGTGGCTGCCAGTGTTATTTTCCCCACTTACTGGCTTGGGCTGTTTCGCGGTACTGCCATAACTGGTGGTACACAGATTTAGTTAAATCTGTTCTCGCCTGAACTATCTTTTACATACCCGTATTGTAGGGATGTAAATCACGGTTTCATTATCAAGCCCGCCCGTAGATAGGCTTTGTAATGGAGAGCCGTTGTGAAAGTGGCTCTCGAAGCTATTTCCGTAGCTTAGGCCGCCAGACGGTGCTGTTCTTCGATAAGGGGCTGACGATGATTACGTTCGAACATGCCGCGCAGCACTTCTTTGCGTTGTTCGAAGTCCCACCCCATGCTGATGAATACCGTGTTGGCACGCTGTAGCTCGGTGATGCAGTGAATTTGTTCCGGCGTCAGGTAATCGCGGATCGGCTCTTTCTTCCCGATTTCGTGATGCACGCGGAACTTGGCCGCCGTCATTCCCAGCGCCAGTCGGTTAATCAGGTCAGCTTCGTTGCTGAAGTGATGCGGGGCGATCTGCTTACCCTGAGCCTCTCGCTCATGTTTGATGGCGTCGGTCATGGGTTTGTACTCCAGGCGTGCAGAGTTGCGATCCATTTTCTTTTTCGCCAGCGCGCTACGCATAGTGAAGAATTCAGCTACCAGGCGCTTTTTGAATTCACGCACAACTTCATTGTTTCGCATGTATGTGATCAACAGCGTGGTTTGCTGTTCGTTTAACAGTGCTATTTCCTGCTTCTGCATGCCCCCATCCGTTTGAAAGGGTCGCATTTCAAATTCCACCCTTCCGAACTCTTCGAGGTCGCTTTTGTACTTCCTGATGAGCTGAATCACAGGCTTGTGATCCTTTTTGACGCCAGTAGCGATTACAGCGGAGTTAGTGACCAAGTCGAGCTTCTTGATTTCAACTAATTGCATCGGTAGTTACCTTTAAGTGATGAACCTTGTCACACAGGATTCCGGCCCACAGAAAGGCACCGATCACCAAACCAGCATCCTCAAGGGTCATCCTGAAAGGTTCTGTGTTCAGAAGTCGCGCGTGCGATGCGCGTTTACTGCGGACACAAAAAAGCCCCGCATTACGAGGCATTTTCATGAAAGTCACTTGTCAAATTTCTATGTGATGGAAATTATTTCAGGTATTGCGTCCTGATGTACTCCTGAAGCGTTCTCAGTGCTGTTTGGTCACTGATGATTCCGTCCCGGATACCGAGAACGTTTCGTCCAGCAACTGGAGAGAGTTCGACGGTGGCATCATTGCCCATGCCGGAGGCGCTGGAGGTTTCGGCTGAGGATGGCACAGAACATTTGCCTTTGACGAGCACCCGACCACCATTATCAAGCTTGCGCCGAAGAGCATCATTTTCAGCTTTCGCATCAGCTAACTCCTTCGTGTATTTAGCATCGAGTGCATCAGCATCAAGCTGGCGCTGCTGCATGTCAGTAATGGTGGCGTTCGCCTTCTCCAGTTCACTGGCCTTGTTATCGCGCTGCTCTTTGTAGGCGATGGCGTTATCACGGTAATGATTAACAGCCCACCCCATTGAAACCAGCAGGCAAATAACCACAGCGCAGATGATTGCGGTTAACCGACTCATGACATCAACACCCCAACGGCCAGAATCCACGGCCACGCATCGTTGCCATTGAATGCGAGCAACGCTGCCATGAAAAAGCAAATCATGCTCATTGCTGCCCCCACAAACAGACTTCACGCTCAATCTCACGGCGAGTCATCAGCCCTTTCCATTGCTTACCGCCAGCGTATGTCCAGCGCCGTAGCTGATCACATGCGCCTTTGATATCGCCCTGGTTTATTTTGCGAAGAAGCGTCGATGTTCTGAAATTGCCAGCACCCACGTTGTAGACGAACGAGTAAAGAGCGCCGCGCGTTGTTTCCGGTATATCGACTTTAATGTACGGGTTAATTTGTCTGGCGACCGTGGCAAGGTCTTTATTCAGGAGGGCTTTGCATTCTGCTTCGGTATACGTTTTACCGAGCATGATGTCTTTTCCGGTGTGTCCGTGACATACAGTCCATACACCAACAATATCTTTGTATGGTATGTAGCTGACACCTTCCAGACCATCGTTACCACTCTGACCTGTGATTAACACAGATGCTATAGCAATAGCCCCGCCACTTATCGCCGCTATTACGCTATTTCGTAGTGCCGGTGACATTGCCATTCAATCTGTCCTCACGCTCTTTGCGTTTGTAGTACCAGTTGATGCCAAATGTGCCGACAGTACAAAGAATACCAACGATTACAGCCCAGTCATTCAGGGAGAGAATGCCACCCATCGCAGTCAGTCCTCCGAAGCTGTAACTGAACCATTCTCTGATTTTGTCCATACGGTACATGCTCTACCCCCTTTATTGAGGGGATTTGCTCTATTGAATTAGGAATAAGGTCGATTACTGATAGAACAAATCCAGGCTACTGTGTTTAGTAATCAGATTTGTTCGTGACCGATATGCACGGGCAAAACGGCAGGAGGTTGTTATCGCAACCTCTTGCCACCCGCTTTCGCGAAGGTCATGTGTAGAAGGCCGCAGCATAACTATCACTGATTAGTTCAGGATGGCCAGTGGCTACGGCTCAGTTATGGTGCTGGTTAACGGACTTGAACCGCTACCCATTCGCTTACAAGGCGACTGCTCTACCATTGGAGCTAAACCAGCATGTTTGTCGGGACAGCGTGGACTCGAACCACGATAAGAAGGTTAACAGCCTTCCGTAATGACCTTTATACGACTGACCCAAATAAAAAAAGCCACCATTGCAACTTAAGAGTCACTAACGGCAGCTTACCCTCTAATTATGGCTAAATGGATAATTGCATGTCAAGACTTTTAACAACAACATGCTTAACTTTCTCAACACGTTTACGCATTTTGAAAGCATTTTGCATTGGCTGGTATAAAAAAAATAATGACGCTTTCAGGATGTCGTCAATTTCATTTCTACAGGTTGCCAGTGAAGGTTTTCTCCATCCCTCGCCACCACGTCCACACATCTTGCGTGGCTTTGCAGTCGCGTGATAGTAGGATGCAATTGCTCGCTTAGAGGAACCATGTGCGTAATAGCTAAGCAGAATGCCAAAGGCCTTTGTGTCGATGCGCATAACGGAATCTACGACCTGAGAAATCAACATTCCGTCATCATCATTGCACATTGGCCTTGTCATCACTCTTGATGGTTCTACCCTCTCCATAAACTGCGCTATAACGCTGCTCATGCGTTTTTCGAGTCTTCCTGAATAAACCCATGCCCCCCATAGCTCAAGCCACCCATTAAGCCAGTCATGCTGCTCTTTAGTGAGGTTCAATTCTCGTATACTCATGCAGCATTGCCTCCCGACGGCTTGTTCAATCCAAGCCGGTTCACCAGTTCACGCTCTCGCTCATGCAGATAATCCATCGCCTTCTGGTGTTGCTCCGTCATCTCTCTGACGCTGCGCAATTCAGCTTCGTCACGTTCACGCTGCTGTTTCGCCTGGTTAATGCTGGTTACGGTCATAGATACCTCTCCCGCCCTGATGAATCATTAAAACGCCGTTAACGATGGCGTGATGCCTGGCTTCTTTGTCGTACAGATAACGCCTGACTGTATTGCGGTGGCACGATAAGCGCCGTGCTACTTCTGTCTGGTTTCCATATGTCTCTATGAGCATGTCTGGAATGGTTTTGATAGTGTGTGTCATGCGGCCTCCCGGATAACCTGCTCATGACTCAGATATTGACCCCAGCAACTGACCAACAATCTCGCTTTCACAGCGGCTTTCTCTTCGTTGCGCCACCTGCAGAACCAGTTAACAGCGCCTTCCATTTCTTGCCTGACCTTGCCGGCATTGTCGAAATGCAGCGGATAGACAACATCATCGAAAATTGCCGCAGTGGTCATTGGGTATTGGATTTTGCTCATGCTGCCTCACTTCTGCTGTCACGCAGGTATTTAAGCTTCTGCTGATACTCCGCCTTAATCGCTTTGCATTCTTCGATAGTCCAGCGATGGCGGTTATGGTTTGATTCGATTTCGTCTACCGCGGCCTGACCGATACGGTTAATAAGCTCGACGCGATACGGAACGAGATTTCCGCTTTTATGCTGGTTGCACACCACGCATTGCTTGTGAATATTGCGTTCATCAAATCGGAGTTGAGGTGCAGCAGCAGTTGTCCGGTAATGCCCGGCATCCCACTGAGCAGACGTGAGCGTTCCGCACGAGATACATGGTAAGTCGCGGTCTCTTTCTCTGATGAAGGCGTTTACGGCTTGTTGGGCTTGTTTAATCCAGTAACTGCGGGGCTTTAAGGCGAGTTTTCGAATCTTCAGTTTATCTTTCTGTTTTTGCTCCTCTCGTCGTCGTTTCTTCTCTGCTGCTTTTTCTGCTTTTTCGCGCTCTTTGCTTCGTCGTTCGAGTGCTAACTTCGTACCACAATCAACACAACACCACTGTTGGTTCTGAAATTGCGGGAAGAACCATTCCCTGCACTCTTCGTTCTTACAACGCCGCCTTGCCTTCCTCATTCGACATATCTCCATTCGGATCGCGATATACCAGCCATTCGTTAACACATTCTGCACAGGCGTAAATTTCATCAGGTGCCAGTTGCTTGTTACATCCTGCGCACATTGCCCTTGCTATGCTCTCTTGCTCATAACTTCGATTGGGGTCAATCATCGCGTTTTCCTCATGCGGTTCCATTTGGACTGCAACAACCCATAGACATAATCGAATGTCTTTACCTGACTTTCTGTGGGGATTGGCTTGGGTTTATTTCTGGAGCGTTTCGTTGGAAGGTATTTGCAGTTTTCGCAGATTATGTCGGTGATACTTCGTCGCTGTCGTCTCATGCTGCCCTGCCTGTTCGTTGTGACCATTCATACTCACGCCGGGAATCATCACTCCATCGCACGTTACGTTCTGATCCGAACCAGAACATGATTTCGATAAGCTCTGTCATGCTGGCCTTCCTCATTTTGCTGGTACGTACCCCAAGAAGAACAATACCGCCGTCAATACCGGGTACGCTTCTTTGCTCCAGCTTTTTAGTCTTGAGCCACAGCGCGGTGAAGATGTCTTTCCAGTCTTCTGGAGACAGTCGTTGACCATGCCATAGCACCTGACGGGAAACGTCCTGAAGCATCGGCCACATACGGTCGTTCTGCGCTTTGGTTCGCTTAGGTTCTTTGACGTGGACTTCGTGGGGTGACTTGTCGTCGATGGGTAGTGATAGTATTGCGTCTATGGCGTTATTTCTGATTGCTTCGTTGCGAAGCATGTATATTTGCTTCATCGAAATTCTTCTCTTTAATTCCAGCGGCTCTGATAGCTTTCATTACTGCAATTACCGTTTTGTCACGCCCATCCTCATAACCCATCGCATAAGCACCTTCTTCACCATCTCTCCAAAAGTCGTCATTCGATTCGGGCCAGTCGATATCCAGTTCAATAGCTGCTCGCGATGCCTGCCACGCCTCCCATGCAATCTCGACCTTGATATGCATAATCTTCATCACGTCACTTGAAACGTGATATTTGTTTTTAAACCACTCTTCAAACTGCTTTCTTGATTCGTCCATATCAAACCCCGTTATGACAGGTTAATTTTCACCCACCCCTTCCCACGCACATTTGCAACAAGCCCTTTCTTTCTCAGGTATTGCATACGGCGATCGATGGTTTCGATATACATTCCATTGCTCCGCCATTTAAGCCAGATATCAAAAACAGGTGTTGGTCTTTCACTCAGCATTGAAAGAATGTTTTGATCTAATTTTTCGTACTTGCTCACAAATACCCTCTCTCACTTAATCGCGCCCACGCTTCGTTAAACTCTTCTCGGGTTGCGCCGGATTTTCTTTCTTCAAACATCATGCATTCGCTGATGTCTCCCCATGACTTTGGTCGCTTTTCAGCGAACAGATCATCCCATTCGAATACCCAGCGGCCTGATTTTCGGTAGTGGTAAATGGTCAGCCATGTTGTGCTGTTCGCTGGATACCCATAGAGAACTTCGACTTTTTGATCACGGTCTTTATGCTTCTTCAGCAGGATAAAGCCAGCAACCAGCGAAGCTCCGGCAAGAATGACGATTGGAATTTGCCAGTCAGCCACGATTTACTCTCCCCCAAATAAAAAGGCCTGCGATTACCAGCAGGCCTGTTATTAGCTCAGTGATGTAGATAGTCATTGCCAGCACTCCTCATTGTCACGGTCTCTCCATGTGAGCCATATAAACTCATAGACGAACGGGATAAATGCTTCAAAAAACCGTTTCCACTGCTCATCAGAAAATCCTGTCGCTTTATCAACCATCAGCTCTATTGGATGTTGCCCCTTTGGTGGTCGAGTGACACCTGACAACCTTTCAAATTGCATAATGAGCTCTTCTTCGTCGATACATCTGTTCAAAACAGCAATGAAGCGGGGATTCAAAAGCATTTCAGGTATTATTTGGTTGTTCATTCAGTACTCCGTAACATTCTCCTGCCTCCACACTTCGTCATACTCCGACTTAGGCATGTTAGCTATGTAGTTGTATGGTGATGCACCTTCCATTTGCAGGAACTGGTGAGACTGTTCGTCAAGAAATAACGGCACGCCACCTTCCCACCCCTCCCCGTTCCGCTGCTTCTCAAGCATTAAAACAGATGCGGGCGAAGCAAGAAGTTGCTGGTCTTTCTCGTTAATTTGCTCGCCAGCCTGAACGCGCTGTAACGCTCTCTCGCGAGCTTTATTGCGCCAGATGATAAACAGGTTATCTGTCAGGTCTGTAATCGCTCCTGAGCCTTTTACGTCCATCTTTCCGGTAGGTTTCTCCTCGCTGTCTCCCTTTCTGGAGTGAGTGACGAGAATAATGTGAGAGTTGGTTTTATTCTTGAAGTCGCACAGCGCGTCAACAAACGCCTTTTGCCCGTTGTAATCGTCATCGCCAATACCGCACTTCATGAGGCTGTCGATGATGAATAACTGGATGCCGTATCGCCGTCTGGCGTATGTGAAAATTTCAATCAGGCGTTCAGCCTTGGCTGTACCTGTCAGGCCAAATAACCAGAGCCGGTCATCGTAAAACTTAAATGCTGATTCGATTTCCAGAACTGGCGGCATTTTGCAACATGTAGACTGCCGGGTCAGGCGTTTAAGCAGAATCCCGGGCTTCAGTTCAAGCGATGCGACGCATGTTTTTATCCCCTGTCTCATGGCCTCAAGTGCCATATGCCCGACAACCTCCGTTTTTCCGTGACCGTTCACGCCATTGACAAGCGTTAACTCCGCCTCACGGAACTGGAAGTTGTAAGCCAGCGTTTCCCACGGTGGGTTAAACAGATACTGCTGCTTGCCGTAGAAAGCATTGATGGTGTCCTGATAAAACTCACGGGCGCTGTAAAGCTCTTCGGGGTCGAAATATGACGCTGTACCGATGTACTGCCAGATTTCATCCTCAGCGACGCCGTTCATCAGGCATTCGTTGATATCTTTGTGCGGCAGTGTAACCAGACGGCAGCGATGTTCACCGAGTCGGCTTGCGATTTCCCTTGCAGCTTCACGACCAACATCATCACCGTCCATCGAAATGAATATTTCTTCAAACCTGTCGAGGTTATGGTATTCAAACTCAATCCACTGTTGCTTAGCGCCTTTCCCGCCACCGAAAGGGACAGATAGCGCCGGAATTCCGTATTGCGCATAGCTCATGCAATCAATTTCGCCTTCGCAAAGCACAACCGCCCTCACGCCAGCATCGAGAGCCTGCCATCCGAACAGACAGGGTTCACAGTCACCTTCTGCCATGATGACTTTCTTCCCGTCCGGACGTTCGGTGCTGATTCTCTTGACCTGCAACAACTCACCATCGCGTTTGTACGGAAGCACCAAAGCATCCAGTTCTCGCTCTCCATTCCACACCTTGCCGCTGACAACCTCGTACCGCTTTACGACTTCTGGAGATATGCCACGCGATTGCAGGTACTCAAGATGGGATTCTGTTCTGGTAACGTAACGGGCGATTTTCTTGCGGTCAGGCCTGGAGAATTTCTTCTCACGTCTGGCGTCGAAATGGTGATCATCATCCTTGATACCGAGAAATGCCTTTGCCTCCTGCATAGCCTGATGCAGATTTATTCCCCGACAGGCCATCCACAAATCAAGCATGTCACCGCCGTCGCCCTCAGCGAAATCAGCCCATTTTTTCTTACCGCTAAGGTTAACCTTCAGACTGTTCCCCTTGTCACCGTTGACGTTGCCGGCAACCCACTCATGCCCCTCTTTCTTGCCGTTTGGCAACAGGTGCGGAGCCACCCTGTCAACCTGCGCCCATAGCAGGTCGCTCAGTTCACTTGGAGTCATTACGCTGACCTCAGATCGAGACGGTTAAACCAGAACTCAACGAATGCAGAACTAAGCCAGCCATGGTTATAGCCAGCGATAAGTAACGATTTGATTCTGGATTTCATGATTCACCTGTCGAAAAACACGTAGCCAGTTTTCGATACGGTGATTGCGGATGATGGTTTGGATTGTGGTTGAATTGTTTCTGGCTTTTCGTCGTTCCAGCGCTGACCGTTCAGGTAGCTTGATGGTAACAACCTGTCGAATCCGAACTGCTTACCATTCCTGCATGCGATGTCTTCTGCCAGCATCGTGGCAAACTCGCTTGCCGTACCCCTGGTAGTTTTACGCCATTCCCTGAACTGTGTTCTGAATGCCGAAGCTGCGTTTTTCTTCCCGGCTTTTCGCATACCGGCACACCAGAATATTTCCTCGAATGCCTTATCGGTTTCTTCGTGACGGTCAGATGATTTTTCACACTCCGTCCGAACGCTTTCGGACATAGTGTTTTTATCTTGTATTTCTTTCTTTTGAATAGTGTCTTTTGTGTCCCCCTGTTTTGAGGGATAACACTCCCTCAAATTGAGGGATGTTTTATCCCCTGTTTTGAGGGATACTCCCTCATTTTGAGGGATGCGCCATTCTGAGATGTTTTTATTTGGTCCAAACATGCCGCCTTGCTGCTTGATAATATTCATTCTGACGAGTTCTAACTTGGCCTCATTGCACCGTTTGACGGGTAACTTTGTAATCTCGCTAAGTTGAGAATCGGTGATTCTGTCCATTGGTTTATTCCACCCATAGGTTTTACGCAGAATGGCAAGCAGCACTTTAAAATGTCGCTTGGTCAGATCTGCGCCTGAATAAGCCTCAAGCAGCATATTTGATAGTCTGGCGTAACCATCATCGAGATCTGCCACATTACGCTCCACGACCGGCTCTGACGGCCTGTAGTCTGCTAACTTAACGACGCCCATGTTTCACTCCTGCTTTGGCTAGTCTGTAAACACCAACAAGGCGCTCTGCGAACGCCCTGTTATTTGCTGCGGCTACCACTAATCCCTCAGGTGAATCAGGGTGTCGAATCTCTTCTTTTTCCTGGTATTTCTTACGACGTTTTGGCATAATTACTCCTGTGGATTGATCCAGTAATTCCGTCAGAATTGCATATCGATTTGCTCAGAACGCCCGGTCTTGCACGCCGGGCGTTTTTTATTTCCCGGCATAACAGCTTCCACTGCCTGTCTTGCCACTTCCCTGATTAAGCTCGTCTCCCATACCTTCTCCAGAAGAACGAAGGTCACCGCCATATCCTGAATGTTCAGGCGGCTTACTTTTGAATCAGACCATCCCGCCATCTTTGCGAAATTTGTCTGCCCCATTGATACGAGTCGGGCGCGAAGCTCTGTTTCCACTTCGCGTATCTTTTTGCTGTGATTTGTGAGTTCCATTACTTAGTATTTCCTGTAGTTAATAGTGAGTTGTGGCTATGCGCATGAACGCATAAACCTGTGGTTGATTGGTTATCTGGAGTTCGCTTTTCAGCGACGTAGGACGATTGTCCGTTGTGAGTGGTGTTACTTACGCGGCCTGATTCGGATGAGGAAACAAGTGTGGTAGGTCAGGGCGTATCTCATATGCCTTGATCTGCCCACCAGTGGCGTTAACAATGGCGGATACCTTCTCAGGAGATACCATCCCACCTTTAAGCCATTTATGAACTGCTGGCTGCGTTACACCACATTCATCGGCTAACCGCTTTTGGCTTCCGACGATATTTAAGGCTCGCTGAATAACTAAATTCATAAATTTTCCTCTTGTGGTTATTAGATGAACCTAAAGATAACTCAAGTTATGAAGATTGTCCATAAGCATTGTTATTTTACTTTTGATAACCACGGTTATAGATTATGCATATGAAAACTTTTGCTGACAGACTTAACGCCGCCATGTCTGCATCTGGGCTATCGCAAGCTCAGTTGGCAGAAAAGGTAGGAATATCGCAACCAGCTATCCAAAAAATGTCCTCAGGCAAAACCAATGGGACAAGAAAGATGGTTGAGTTAGCTAATGCCTTAAAAGTACGCCCTGAATGGTTAAGCTCAGGGGTTGGTGATATGAGATATCCAGAAGGACCAGAACCATCAAATATCCGAGAATCTTCCCTTAAGGCTACTATTTGGGAGGATATGAACAGGGACTCTGAGGAGTTTGTTGAAATCCCTTTATTAAATGTTTCTCTTTCTGCCGGGAATGGGAGTTGCGAGTTGGAAGAGTCTTCAGATTTTGCTTTGGTATTCCGTCGATATTACCTCAAAAAAATGGGCGTTCCAGAGAGCGCTGCAAAATTAGTTCGGGTAAGCGGTCAAAGCATGGAGCCAACTTTAAACGATGGAGATGTTGTTGGGGTAAACACGCAGGACACAACCATACGCGATGGCAAGACCTACGCAATTTGTCAATCTGATCTGCTGCGAGTAAAGACACTGATAGCTACTCCAACATCAGTAATAATCAGATCGATAAATCGCGAGGAATACCCTGATGAAGTGCTGGAGAGAGAAGACTTCCACAAAAACGTAAGAGTCATTGGAAGAGTGTTCTGGTCATCTCATAGCTGGTAGCCAGTGGCCTGATGAGATATTCGGGTGATGTAGAAAGACGAAATCATTAGCGCTTGCCCGCCACACTTTAACAAGGAAAATCAAATGGTTAATCAGATAAGGTCCATATCACCCCGCCAAGGAAACCTCCAGTTATTTCCTGTAAAAGAGGTTGAAGTTGAAGGCGTGGCAATGGGAGTTCTTAACGATGGAACGCCATATCTTACCGGCCGAGGACTGGCTGAAATGTGTGGCGTGCATCATAGTGTAATTCAGGATATTTCTTCTGATTGGGCTAGCGAACGCCTTAAACCTCGTGGAAAAAAAATCGACACTGTTCTCCTTGATCAGGGTATAGATGTTGACTCACTTTACATACCATCTTCAGAAACTAAGCGGGACCATTATCCATACCCTGATTATGTTTGCATGGCAATTCTTGAGTATTATGCGTTTGATGCAAGCCAAGCAAACAACGCCACAGCTCTTAGAAACTATCGTCTTTTAGCAAGGCAAACACTTCGTGAGTTTATTTTTAGAAGTGTTGGTATCGATCCAAGAAATCCAGTAAGCGGCGCCTGGAAGTGCTTCCAAGAGCGCATTATCCTTAATGATAAAATCCCAGCCGGGTTCTTCAGTGTATTCCGAGAGATGGTGGATATCACTGTGCCTTTGATTAATGCTGGATTTGAATTGGGCCCTAAAACTGTTCCAGATATTAGCGTTGGAACTCGATGGGCAAACCACTGGAAGCGCAACAATCTGAGCGAAAAATATGGGGAAATACAGAAACATCCTCATGTCTATCCGGACTGGTTTCCGCAGAGTAAAGCCGGGAAAGTGCCAGCGAATATATATCCCGAAGAAGCTTTAGGTGAATTTCGCAGATGGCTTAGGGAAGACTATGTCCCAAAAGGTTTTAAGGATTATCTTGCTGATAAGGTCCAACAAAAAGTCATAGAAAACGCCAAAGCCATTGAGGTTTTGGAAAACCTACAAAGACCTGAGTTACCTAACAAGAAGAATTGATCAACGCCCGGCCATCGCGCCGGGTTTACTTTTTCCTACTCTTTCGGCAGCGTCAGAACATCAATAGCCAGTTCTACAGCCAAGTCCACATCCTCTTCCTGCCACAGTACCTGAATCATTTCTATCAAAGCTTCACGCGAAGGTTCGCGCTGCTCTACCAGTACCTGCATCAGCGCAGTACCGAGAACCTCAACCACCTGCGGGTGAGGCTCCGCAAAGAACTCTTCCTCACTTTTCACACAGATTCCTCGCTCGTTTTTTGTTCAGAACAGTATGGCATAGAGGATTATTAAAAATAAATTCCTTTTGTTATCTTATATTTATAACAAATATCACATAAATATAAATTAAGTTATTGACCAACTCAATAACCTAAGTTATCTTTATCACATCAACAGGACGCACTACTCACCAGGACGGTGAACATACAACGATTCAGTGATGAATCTACGCGGCTGAAAAGCCGGAACGACCAAAGTGAGCTTTGGGAAAGCGTGTCGTGGAGCTTAGGCCTAGTAATAAATCGGGCCGGACTGAGAAGCGACTTGAAATCCGGGAATTGAAACAGGTCCCGGCGCTTTCACCAAAGTTCATCAGGAGGTCACTATGACACGCAGAACAGTTTTCAATGGTTCAGCAGCAGGTCGTCGCCGCGAACGTCGCGCTGCGCTTCAGAATGAGACTACAGCCAGTTCAGAAGTATTACACCGCCCCACCCTTAGCCGTGCGCAGATTCAGGCCAAAGGAAAACACGAAACGCCAAAACGTATTGAAGACGCAAAATCACTTCAGTTCATGGCGAAAGATGCATTCTGGCAACTGGAAGAATACAGCCGCAATCTGGAACGGGCAGCCATTGTGTACGCAAATGAGTTTGGTCATAAGCCACCAGAAACCGGCGTATGTCTTCCAGACGTAGCACTTTACGCGGCTGGTCATCGTAGCAACAAGCCGCTTACAGCAAGATGATTACCAGCGGGAAAGCGGAGGAACGTGAATATCAGGCAATGGAGGAACCTTATTCATTCGATATTCATTTTTGCATCTGGGGCATTGATGAACAAAGAACCCCATAGATTTAATTGTTTCAATACTTGGTTGAAGTATAGATATCTTGTACTCGCTGAAGCAATGTGTGCAAAGATAATGATGTGGAACTACCGAATTAGCCGTTTTCTTAGAGCGATACACGGTAGATCCTCCTTCAGTTGTATAAATATCATAATTTTCAGCCTGTACAGAAAACATCTCAATTTTGTTATTTTCTTCGCGAAGCTTCACTGTGACATCACGCTCCGCTTGATAAAGTCCCGCGAGCTCTGCATTGGTAATCTGTAGCTCAGTTATCTTTTCAGAAAGCTCTCCAGCAGCCTTATTTATAACTGCTTGATCACGAGTATTAGTGATTAACTTTATCAATTCATAAGCCTGTTTCGCAGCCGCGATTCCAGAAAAAACATCCATTTCAAACACTCTCTTACTGTAGGGGTAAAGAATATTTTACTAGCTTTCTCGCTGTAGGGGTACGCGAGAACCACCGAGCCTGACGTGGTTAAAAGACAGGCACAATCCAGAATTTTCTACAGCAATGCTCACGTCTAATCAGGTCGCAATGCGGCCTTTTTTATTGCCAAAATTTAAGGAATAACAACATGACCAAAGAAATTGTGACATTCAAGGGATTTAACAAAGACCTTAAGTGCCGTGACTTTCAGTTTGAAATTGGCAAGACCTTCCATCACGAGGGAAAAGTAGAGGCTTGCGGTTCTGGATTTCACGCCTGTGAATGTCCTTTCGATGTTTTCAGTTATTACCCTCCTGCAGAAAGTCGCTATGCGGAAACAATATCTTTTGGTGTTATAGACCGTGAAGAAATAGGTGACACTAAAATAGCTAGTGCCAGTATCACGATTAAGGCTGAGTTAACGCTTCCACAGTTCATTCAGCGTGGTATTGAGTGGATTTGGAGCAAGATAGATAAATCGCTGGAACAGCAGATCATGACTGGCGACTGGTCAGCAGCAACCAACACTGGCAACCGGTCAGCAGCAACCAACACTGGCAACCGGTCAGCAGCAACCAACACTGGCGACTGGTCAGCAGCAACCAACACTGGCGACTGGTCAGCAGCAACCAACACTGGCAACCGGTCAGCAGCAACCAACACTGGCGACTGGTCAGCAGCAACCAACACTGGCGACTGGTCAGCAGCAACCAACACTGGCGACTGGTCAGCAGCAACCAACACTGGCAACCGGTCAGCAGCAACCAACACTGGCGACTGGTCAGCAGCAACCAACACTGGCAACCGGTCAGCAGCAACCAACACTGGCAACCGGTCAGCAGCAACCAACACTGGCGACTGGTCAGCAGCAACCAACACTGGCGACTGGTCAGCAGCAACCAACACTGGCAACCGGTCAGCAGCAACCAACACTGGCGACTGGTCAGCAGCAACCAACACTGGCGACTGGTCAGCAGCAACCAACACTGGCGACTGGTCAGCAGCAACCAACACTGGCAACCGGTCAGCAGCAACCAACACTGGCGACTGGTCAGCAGCAACCAACACTGGCAACCGGTCAGCAGCAACCAACACTGGCAACCGGTCAGCAGCAACCAACACTGGCGACTGGTCAGCAGCGGAAGTGTCTGGATCGCAATCCGTAGCGGCATCACTCGGAATAGAAGGAAAAGCCAGGGCATCTGAAGGCGGAGCTATTGTGCTTTGCTATCGAGATGAAGATGGCGAGTTAATTCATATCCGCGCCAGTAAGGTTGGCGAGAACGGTATTATGCCGGATATATGGTATCAACTGAATGAAGATGGTGAGTTTGTAGAGTGTGAGTGATGCACTTAATGCGGATTCTGTGATTCCGCATTGCGAGCAATATCGCTCGTAACCAAACGAGGACGACGACTCGTTCTGGTTAATCGAAAAATCATCCCTTGATGTTATTTGCCGCTCGCAGTCAGGGCGGCTTTTTTCGCATACCAATAATGCTTCATTCGAGGAATTTTTGTTATGAAAATTAACTAAGGAGCACGCCATGCAATATTGTTTTGCCGGGTGGCCCATTGCTGGCTGCCCTTCTGAATCACTTCTCGACAGAATCACCAGAAAATTACGAACCGGATGGAAACGTCTGGTCGATATCCTGAATCAACCAGGAGTGCCGTGTAATGGATAAATCACTTATGGCTATTCAGTCTAAATTCGCAATTGCTGTTTATCTTGGTGACAAAATAATGTATCGCGAAGCTGTAGAAGCCTTTCGCGAATGGAGGTTGAAATGATACCAGTGGATTTAGCAAGGACACCGGAGTTGAGCAGGTTAAAACGTCAGTATCACCTGACAGAGGCAATGTACTGGCGTAAGTCAGGTGATAAATCGATGAAAAGAAATTGCCTTTCATTAGCCAGAAACGAGCGAATAAACAAAGGTGAATTTCTGGCTAATCCTGACGAATTACCATTCTGAGGTGAATTATGGATTTGAATAAATTCGACGCCCCATTCAGTCCTGAAGATATCGAATGGCGAATACAGCAAAGCGGTAAAACACGCGATGGCAAAGTGTGGGCTATGGTGCTGGCTTATGTCACGAACAGGGCAATCATGAAACGCCTTGACGATGTTTGCGGCAAAGCAGGATGGCGCAATGAATACCGCGATATTCCCAACAACGGCGGCGTTGAGTGCGGCATATCAATCAAGATTGATTCCGAATGGGTCACCAAATGGGATGCTGCTGAAAACACGCAGGTAGAAGCCGTCAAAGGTGGCCGCTCCGGCGCAATGAAGCGTGCTGCCGTTCAGTGGGGAATTGGCCGGTATCTGTATAACCTTGAGGAAGGTTTCGCACAAACATCTCTCGATAAAAAGCAGGGATGGCACAGGGCAAAACTGAAGGATGGAACAGGATTTTACTGGTCCCCTCCATCGCTGCCGGGCTGGGCCATGCCAACATCTTGCAATCAACCATCACCAGAAAATACCAGCCAGAAATCCACATCGGTTGACTGCGAGCAAATCCTGAAAGACTTCAGTGAATATGCAGCAACAGAAACTGACAGGAAAAAACTCATTGAGCGTTATCAGCATTGCTGGCAATTATTGGCTGGTAACGATGATGCGCAGACAAAATGCGTTCAGGTAATGAATATCAGAATAAATGAGCTTAAACAGGTGGCTTAATGAGAAGATTAAATATAACTCCAGCGGAGATGGAGTCAGTTTGCGGTCGCATGGTAGCTTGCCGTGCAGCAGAACATCTGGGCCTAAACATAAATCAGTTTTATTACATAGCAAAAAAACTGTCATTAAAAACGGCATTCGTTAAGCCAAGATGGAGCGAAGACGAAGACAAAAGAATGCAGGTGCTTATCTCATCAGGCTATACACAAAGAGATGTAGCAAAAATTCTCGGGCGAAGTGAAGAGTCGGTAAAAAGCAGGCTATCACGTTTACGAAAGAAATAACCCTATACCTACCACATTATTCGGATAACCTACCATGGAGTAAATTATGCCAGCGCCTCTATATGGTGCGGACGACCCGCGTCGCTGTTCCGGCAAATCCGTCTCGGAGGTGCTGGATAAATTCAGAAGAAACTACGGCCTGATAATGTCGCTACCGCAGGAAACGAAAGAGGAAAAGGAATTTCGTCACTGTATATGGCTTGCAGAAAAAGAAGAACGCGAGCGAATTTACCAGACATCCATCCGGCCATTCCGCAAAGCCACTTACACCAAATTTATTGAAATAGACCAGCGCCTTCGTGATTACCGTTCGCGTTACGGCGCTATCAGCAATAACTGAGGAATTCATCATGAGAGGTTTGTCCTACGACCCCGGTATCCTGCCATCTGAAATGATTATTCGACACCGCTTCAAGCCCATCAACGATATTCCACGCGAAGAAATGCTGGCGAGAAAGAGTTTTCCATCAGTGAATGAAAACAAATATCTGAATGCAATGTTGCGGAGTGGGAAGAAATGAAAGAAGTGAAAATATACACGATTGTCAGTGACCAGTTATCACCACCAATAACAGGAGAATCATTCTGTACTGATATGGTGCGTCATAGTGATTATGCGGAACTTGAGGCTAAATACGCGGCGCTGGCTGAAGTGCGGGAAAGTGTTCGTAACGAGGGCATCAACTATGCCGCCAGTCGCCTCGCTGCCGCATTCAATCACGGATTCCTCGATAAACCTGTATCAGAAGTTCTCGACGTGACACGCATGATTTTGTCGGCAAAAGAGGATTTAGCCAATGACCCACTACCAGCGGATGACGGTTTGTCAGGTGAATACGCGGAGAAGGCGATAGAAGAATGGGCGGACCAAATTCGCAAAGGAGTGCAGTCATGATTACGGGAACCTCAAATTACGACGAAGTGCCGACGATACCCTGCAAAATCTGCGGCGGTTATTTCAAAGCCGATGATCCAGAAAATCACAAATGCGAGGGCCAGCCCAATGAGCAACATCGATAAACAGGCGCTGCGTATAGAGAGGGGGTGAGATGTGTAACTTCCACGAACGCAAAGTTCGTCGAACCGAATATTACCAACGTTTCGTTTTTGGCTGGAAGCTGCGTCCCTGCACGGCGTGTAACGGCAGTGGTTATTACGACCACAACGGTAGTCCGAAATGCTCGTCCTGCAATGGCACAGGCAAAGAGCGGTACAAACCAAATTAGTAGAATTACGGCAGAAATTAAACGCCGCTGGCATCGGTAAGGGGATGTGAAATGACAAAAATACTCCGGAAGAATTATCCACGTCAAAGTCGGTTTAAAGAGGCTCTATTTTTCCTTCTCTTTCTTATTTTAATGGTTCCAATATCACCGATATTCTTCATCTGGTTAGCAGGCGTACAGGCAGAAAAAATAGCCGAGTGGTATAGCTCCATCGTATGGGGGCCATTTAATAAACTGCACAACAAATTAAATCCGTACAGGGAGGGCTAACCCATGACCACTATTACCAAAGAACGTATCGAATTATTCATTAAAAATCCGCTGGAAAACGGGCTTACCCGTGGCGAACAAATGGAACTGGCACGGATTGCGATGGCGTCGCTTGAGGCTAAGCCTGTGCGATACCTGAATAAATTTTCCGGTGTGTGCGTGACGTTAGAGCAACAGCCAAACGCTGCAGATGATGTTGCCGTGTATATGCCGTTATATGCTGCCCCGCCAGTGCAGGAAACAGGCATTTACAAGGATATGCTCAATATCATCAGCATGCTGGAAAAAAACGAATGGGCTGAACACTGCACGAGTACAGTTTTAGGTTCACTCCTGGAGTCAGAAATAACGCGTTTGGTTAGTAAAGAGCAGCCAACGCCGATAGTGCCAGAGTCCATCAGCGTTCGGCAGGCCATTTCTGCTCTTGAGAGCGCAGATTCTGTAACGACTATTGGCCAGGCGTACAAAATGGGATGGAATGCCTGTCGTGCTGCCATGCTTCAGAGGGTCGAGCAACCACTAAACGCACGACAAAATATTCCGGAAAATATTCCTGATGGCAACTCTCCGGCAATTCCGGATGATTGGGTTATGGTGCCAAAAGAGTCAACTCAGGCCATGATTAAAGCGTGGCTATCAGAGGTTGCTAACTTTCGCGGTCATGCAGCCGGTTACAAGGCTGCGCTGGCAGCAGCACCACAGCGGGAGGTGAAGTGATATTTCACCCTTCAAAATTGACCAACATTTGCTTTAATTTATACTGTATAAAAACACAGTATTTATGGTGGCTAAAATGGGTGGCAAAGTACCTAACTACCAAATCGTTTATAGAGACGAGACACTCAATTATTTCAAGCCTGGAGGATATGTTTTCTTTCAAAGGCTTAAGGAATATGGCGGTGGTTATTGGTTAGGAAAAATTTACGAGGATGGGTTCGAGTTTGTACTTGAAAGGCCAACCTCATTAAGTGAGGGAATTAAGCATTTACTTGTTTTAAAAAGCGTTGAAGATGGGTATCTGGAATTTGTAGATGATATCGACAACTTCAAGCTCCAATGATGCGATAGCTTTTAACATACCTCATGTGAAGATTATACGTTCGTATGTCATTCAGCACGTAGCTATCTTGTGCGGCAAGATAAAACAAGCGCTCTTCTGGGCGCTTGTTTGCTTATGGAGAGAGTCCACAGATGCTAATGCATAGCAGGTCGGTCTCAGCACCGAAGAAATAACAAACCTCGCACTCGCGGGGATTTTTTTCATATGAACTCGCTACGGCGGGTTTTTATTGGAGATAGATGATGGCAATGAATAAACGAGAAAAAGAACAACTTGAAAACGCTGTTCGCCTTATGGATATAAACCGATCGCTTAGATGGTCTGACTATGGAGCAGATCGCGATGTAGGCGTACCAGATAGCATCACCCAGTATGTTAACGGTTGGTCTATCAACACATATTCCTGCCGTGTATATAAATCATGGTCATCCACTGTATCTCATGGTGACGGATGGGTTGAAAATGAAGAAAGACCCCGCTCCGCATCACAGAAAGGGATTGCGCAATACAGCACCAAAGAAAAGGCACTTAAAGCATTAAGGCATTGCATGGAAATGAAGTTTGCAGAAGCACTATACGAGATAGACCAGCAAATTCTCGCCACCGACGCGGAGTAACAATGGAATCACACAGCCTCATCGAGTGTGAGGCCTGTGCATTTCTCAAGATATCCCTTCCCTCCAAGTTCGATTCCCAAACCGGAGATAAAACCTATGCGCGAATTACGCGATGACTCGCTTGTTGACTTGAAGTTCATGATGGAGGATTCTGGAATGGGCAAGACCTTCATTTACTCAGAAATTAAGAAAGGCCGGTTGCCTGTCCCTCACAAAATCGGTAGCGCATCCAGATGGGTTTATGCCGACTACCAAAACTGGAAACGCAGCCACTTCTCCCCTCTCCAAAATGCATCATGAATTGCCTTTGTGGGCATAATTGCGGGCATAAAACTCTTCACTTCTGTAATTTCTTATAAATACCCTGCACTTACCATATTCATTAGGTGTCTGCAGGGGACACCATTGATACCCAGGACATTCTCTTCTTGCTGCATAGTCTTTCGAGCGGTTCCCCTTTCATGTTGCTTTTATTGCCCCTATGCAATATCACCGGACATGCCATACGTTCAGCAAAAAGTCGTCATCGGCCGGTTATGACCGATGACATCCCGATGTGGTCTAGAAGCGATACTGCAACCCCGCGGTAACCGTATAGTTATTATTAGCTATACCTGCGGCATCGCCACCAAAATACGCCGTATCACCGCTGGTTTTATCTATGATTTGCGTACCGCCCTTACCTTCTTCATATTTACTGTAAGCGAACTCAGCAAAGATTTTTGCATTACTGGTAATATAATATCCGGCGTCAATAGAAGCGCCATAATATCGTGAATTTTCCGTTTTTTCGCGGAAGGTAAGTTTGCGCATGTAGTGTTCGTCATTATCATGCGCATTTACCCAGTCGCTGTATTTAAACAGTACATTACACTCAAAGTCATTAATACGATAATCACCCGCCAGCCCGATATAGGGCATTTCGAAACGCTGGCTATAACCTATGCCGCGCACGCCATGAGGAAAGTTACCAATATACCGACCATTATCATAAATATAAGACCCGCCTCTTGCCGTCCAGCTAAAACGGGTTTCCTGATAGCCCGCTGTTACGCCCGCCTTGTAGTTATCGCCCTGCAATAACCAACCTTTCACGTTCAAATCGTATTCATTAGCATAGTTGGCGCTGGTGTCCGGATGAATTGAACGATCGGTCCAGCCTGGCTGCTCACTGCTCATCCAGTCATGGTCAACCATATGACCCGATCCCGACGCCAAAGACGTCCAGCCGCGGGCGTCCAGCGTCATGAACGAATAGGGTTCCCATGAGAAATCCCCCTGCAACGTGGCGACATTTTTTATTTTCCAGTCCAGTTGACTAATCTTCCGCCCGGTGTCGGTATCATAAACCAGCTCCCTGGATTTACCATTTAACACTCCCACGGAAAGGGATGTCGTAACGCTATCAGAAGAGACGTCCGGAATAAATAAGGTAGACTCCGCATAAACCGACTCAGAAAATACGGCGATCATCATTACTGCAATAGCATGTTTTTTCAT